ACGCCCCGGCGGGCGGCTTTGACCCTGCGACGGAGATCTTGCTGCGCTTCGCCTCCCCGCCAGCCTCCTGAGCGATCTGGCGAAGGTTCCCGGCAGCGTCCGAAGGAGGCGCGTCAAAGCGAGGATCGTACTCCGGGTCCATCCCGGCAGCCGCCTTCTTGAACTCCTCAGGAAACGCCTCACCCGACCTGCGCCTCCGCTCCAGATCCAGGCGGTCCAGGAGAGGCTTGTCCATGTCGGCGGCGTTGACGAGGCTCTGCACCCGCTCCGCGATGGGGGCGTAGAACTCCCCTTCCACCCAGTCCCCCCTCTTGAGGGTCCTGGATCCCCCTTCCGGTGTGGGCACGACCACACCCACGTTCGAGACGCAGAACCACTTCATCTCCCTGGCCTTCTTCGGATCACCCACGGCTGTCTCCTCAAAGAAACAATCGGAAACGGTCAATCACCACTAGATTATTCACGGAACCCCCATCTGTCAATCGTTTTCATGCGGAAAAGGAATTGACCCAGGTAATAAAAAAGCCCCGGCTTTCGCCGGGGCTTCGTTTTCAGGGCGCTACCCCGCCCTAAATGCCGATCACCGCCACGGTCCCCAGTTGCTCCGGGTCGACCAGAACGATGGCGTACTCCGTGAGGAGCGCCGTGTCCTTCCGGAAGGCGACCTGGTGGACAGGGGCCTTGTAGAGCTTCAGGTACTCGCCGACGATCACGCTCGTCGAAACGAACTCCGGCCCCTTGTAGGAGAGCACACCGCTCGCGTTGGTGTAGGTCGGGTCGACGTACACGTCGATCCCGTGCCGGGTGAGCCGCCCCACCTTCCTCGGACCCGCGATGCCGTCGTTGGCCACGCTGGTCTCACCGACGAACCCGTCCTGGGCCTCCACGAGGAACCAGATGTCCGGGGAGATGACGAGCTTGTTGGGCATGATGGTCTGCGTCTTCTCCCAGATGAGTGCCTGGAGCCGCGTGAGAGTGAAGGAGAAAGTCTTGACGTGGAAGGAGTAGGGGACGCCCGCCGGTGCCGCGTTGTTGAACACGGCCGCGCCGCCCGCCGCCCCATTCCGCATCGTGTTGAAGACGTGCTTGAGCGTCTCCATCTGGATCAGCCGCCCCGCCGCGTCGAGGATGGTGGGCTCCGCGTTCACGCCGTAGTCGTTCATGAAGTCCATGACCGACTGGACGCTCCACCGGGCCGCCAGGGCGCGGGGAAGGGCCTCGACGTTCTCGCTGCGCAGCACAATGCCGACCTCGGGGAGCTGCAGCGCCGCCTCGATATTGTAGTTGTAGGTGCAGCGCACGAAGTTGACCGCGAGGGCCGCGAAGGTGACGTTGACCGCCCCGGTCAGGTAGTTGATCGTGTTGACGCCCACGCCGACCGCCCCGACGAGGTTGCCGTTCCCGTCGTCCGTGACGACCTGCGTCCCGTCCGACACCTGGAACGTGTTGGGGATCACCGGGGTGTATCCCACCGTGAACACGTAGTTGGCCGCGCCGGCCGCGCCCACGCGCTCGTTGGTGATCCAGTGGGAGGTGAAGTCGTCCCGCCCGTAGAACCCGCTCAGGGCGTTGAACACCCGGCGGCCCATGGGGATGTCCCCCTTGGCGAGCTCCGTCTGCACGTCGAGGTAGTGGATGCGGCCCGTCCTGTTCGGGAGGGGCTGCACGGACACCACGTCCCCGAGGATGTCCTGCGCGTAGGTCGCGCTGATGAGGGCGAGCCCCGTCTTGATCCACTGGGGCATGTCCCCCCGGTCCGTTTCCGTGATGTTCTGCTTGGTGTGCTTGACGAAGTTCTCCATCGCCCGCGCGGCCATCGTCAGGTAGAGCGGGTCGAGGTCCTTCACCTCGCAGCCCCTGGAGGCGGCGATGGGGTCGAAGCACCGGATGGACTTGTTGAGGCCGATGGTGGGGTCCTGGAAGCTCTCGAAACGCTGGATGAGCTTCTGATTGAGCCGCACGAGCTGCTCGTTCAGCTCCGAGACCGTACCCCGGGTCTCGCCGGACGCATGCTTCAGCATGAGGTTCACTCCTGAAAGAGGTTTGTGGGTTGGGTGCTACCGCTTGGACTGGTAGTAGCGCCTCAGCCGGTCCGACGCGTCCGCTCCCTCGGTGAGGTCTGCTGAGACATCGGCGCTTCCGACCTTGACGCTCGATTCGACTTTTATGGTATCAGACGCGGGAGCGCCTGTCCTTTTCTTTTTCTTCTCCCCCTCGGGGATGGGCGGAGCGTCCTGCTTCAGGAAGTGCGCGAGCTCCTTCGCCTTGCGCCGCAGCTCGTCCACCGTCTCGGCCTGGCTGAGGATGCTGGCCGCCTTGGAGAGCTCCGGGGTCTCAGCGATGAGGCGGTCCTGCTCCCTGCTGAGCTCCTCCAGCCTCCGCAGGCCGTCCATCGTGCGGTTCATCTCCTCCAGGACGCCGATCCGCTCCTGGGCCTCCGTGAGCGCACTCTCCAGCTCCTTGTTGCGTACGGTGAGACGCTCGATGAGGGCCTTGGCCGCCCCCTCGATGTCAAGGTAGCGGGCGCAGTCCTCGCGGAACCTGCGGAGCTTGAGATCCTGGAGCTTCTTCTCCTTCGGAGCTGGCATCGCCTCGTCTGCCCTTGCTTCTCCCACGGGCTCCCCCTCCATCTCCGGGTCCGCTAGGGCGATCCCGAGGGCGGCCAGCACGTCCTCCACGTCCTTCTGCTGGTCCTTGTCGTTGACCACCACCGTCAAGAGGCCGGTGTCCTCGTCCGCCGCGATGGACACGTCGAAGCCCCTCTTGTTGATGAGGAGGTCCTCGATGGTGTCCTTCGCGGAGTAGATGTCGGACGCGCCGGGGACCTCCTCGGCGTCGATGGTGATGACCGTCTTGTCCTTCTGCTCGATGGCCTCAGCCGTTCCAATGTCCGCCCCTTCCGTCTGGTACTTCAGGGCGTTCTGGTAAAAGACCTCCCAGGGCTCCAGGCCGCGCTCCGTCTCCCCGACCCTCTTGTAGTGGCGGATGCCCTCCCGCTTCGCCCTCTTGTAGCGGTCCGCGAGGTCCGGCCTCATGCCGAACGCGATCTCCATCTTGGCTGCGGATGGGCCGTGGACGTGGGCGGTAATCTTGCCGATCTCGTCGTCCACTCCCGTCAGCTCGTCGTACTGCTCCTTGGCGAGCTTCTTCCAGTCCTCCTTCTTCTTGGGAGGACGGCCCTCGTTGGTCTGCGTCTTGGAAGTGTCCGCCGCCTTCTTCTTGCCCATCTTGTCCTCCTCAGCCGCTTCATCCCAGTGCCTTCCGCCGGTGACGACGATCCGTGCCCCCCGCACCCTTGTCCGCAGGGAGGGCTGCTTCTTCTTGATGGCATACTCGATGGCCTGGGCCGTCTCCTTGTCGGGGAAGTCCACCGTGACCGTCTCCATGTTCTTGTCCCACTGGACGGAGCTCCAGATGTCCTCCGGGTACTCGTCCTCGATGAACTCCAGATCCGGAGGGAAGAAGTTGACCTGGTGGCGTGCTCCGGAGCGGAAGCCCTGCTCGTCTGCTCTGCTGGTACCAGCAGACGCGCTCTCAAAGTTCACCACCTGCTTGGCACTCGAAAGGGTCACGTTCCGCAGGCCGAACTCCTTCTCCAGCTCCCGCTGGACCTGGCCATGAGACATGCCCGTCGAGAAGAACGCGTCCGCCCGCTTCTGAATGTCCATGCGCATCAGGCCGGTGACACCCTCCTCCGGCTCCTCCTCCGGCTCCTCGTCCTCCGGAGGCGGCACCTCCTCCGGCTCCTCCTCTTCCTGCGGCTCCTCCTCGGCGGGGCACTCCTCCCCCGCCGCCTTGCGCTTGCCGACACCAGGAGAAACCGCCGCCTGCGCGCTCCCCCTGAAGGGACCGGTGCCGTCGCGCTTCCCGGGCTCGTCCTTTCCCTCCGCGAGCACCTGGGGTGCGCTGGCCTCCGCAGTCGCGCTGGCCTCCGCAGTCGCTTGCGTCCCTCCCTTGGCCGTGCACAGGCCGCCCTCGCACGCCTCCGTCAGCCGCTTGCGGACCTCCTCCGTCACGCGGGCGTCCCCGACCGAAGGGTCGGCCACGCAGTCCCACGTCTCGGGCTCGAAATCCTCCTGCACCTCGTCCACGCCGTCCTCGGCGCGGACCACCGTGCCGGTCGCCCTGGAGGACAGGCCAAAGTTGAGCTTGTCGTCGATCAGGGAGGTGATGGTCCTGCCGTGGGACGTCGAGAGGGTGCTGAAGGAGATGAACACCTCGTCCCCCTCCATCCACGCCTTCTCGATCTTGATGGCCGCCTTGTTGAGGTCGGACCTGCCGTTCTCGGGGTGCTCGATGTGGCCGAACACCTCCGAGTTAGCGATTCTGTTCATGAAGGGGGTGCCCTCCGCGATGTGCCGCCCCCAGGTCTTCTCCTTCATGTACCGCCGCTTGTTCTTGTTCTCGACGTTGCAGTGCTGCGCCTTGGCCCTATCGACGCGGCGGCGGTCGTTCTCGATCTTGGTGATCTTCGCCTCTTCCAGACGGAGGGAAATGGTCTCGGTCAGCAGCATCCGCATCTACCTCAACGGTGTCCTCTTGCGCCTCGTCCCGAGAGGGACGTC